CTAACCCCTTCACGGCCTTCTCAACTGAGGAGTCATACAACACTGAGAATGAAACACCAACCACAGCAGCGTCTCTTATGGATGCTCAGGCTCGACTCGTGTATCGTGCAGGGGCGTGCTATCGGATTACAGGGGACGTGAAGTATGCGGCTCATGCTCAGGCCATCTTGGACGCATGGGCAAAAACATTAAAGCGGATAAATGGAATTGCAGCACAAGGTCAGCTTGGATTCTATATGCCGTACTTCATTGTAGGGGCAACATGGGTCAAAGAAGCAAATGGATGGAGTGACAGGCATTTTGCTCGTTTCCTAAGCGATGTCTGTATCCCTGCTTCACGGTCATACTACACAAACAACGTGGCAACATGGGGATTGGCCATGGAAGCGACGGCTGGTGCTTTTCTTCACGATAGAACTTTACTTGATGCGTCTGCTCAGCGTTGGGAAGAAATGGTCTTTGAACAGGTCGGTCAAATCAAAGACCCTATGAATAGTGCCGTGACTTTGCCTGATTATTACTTTGTAGATGAAATCTGTCGCAGTGATACGAACCAGTATTGTAATCACCCTACTCGCAAAGGGGTCTCTGGTATTGGTTATTCTCATTTTACCATGCACTCTTACACTGTTATTGCTGAGACTTTAAAGAAAGAAGGGATTGATGTTTATACTACGGATGCTGGGACTCGTATTAATGAAGCGTTTACTAAAATTGTTGAAATGACGAACGACCCCACAACATCACCATACAATGCGTTCTTGTTAGCAAATTGTACAGGTGGAGACTGTGGTTTCAAAAGCACAAGAAATGCTGCGTACTTTGCCCCGTGGATTAAGCGGTTTCCTAATGCCAATGCAACAAATGAGCTGACAGCAGGGGTTAGTGGAAGCCCTTGGTTTTGGGAGCTATTGTATAATCAAAAATGGGTCACGATTTCTGGGATTGGAACAGGTTATACAGAAGGTTGACAATAAAGCGAATCACTGTATAAAGGATAGTGAATTAACTGTGAATAACGGTGAGTTCAAAAATCAGCATTTGCAGGCATCGAATTGTTACGAACAGCCTGTAGGTGAGGTGGGGTAGCTCAGTTGGTAGAGCATCACGGTTTAGGGCTTCTGTATACCCTTGCCAGCCGTGAAGGTCGCTAGTTCAAGTCTAGCCCCTGCTGCCATTAAATTGGGGTAGTTCAGCTAGATAGAACACCGCATTAATGGGGTGACATCCCATCCCATGACGGCGGAGGTCGTTGGTGCAACTCCAACCCCCGATGCCATTTTTATCGAAGGTAGTTCAAGAGTAGAATGATGGGGGTTTCTCCATGAATGTCACGGTGCAAGTCCTGACCCTTCGGCCAAAACAAACTCAATAATCAACGGTCTTGCTTTTTTCAACCCTGAAATCTGACAGTAAGGCCGTTGATTATTTCTGTGTGTAGCTCAGTCTGGTTAGAGTATAGGACTTGGAATCCTAGGGCATTGGTTCGAATCCAGTCACGCAGACCATCGCATTCCTAGCTCAACGGAATAGAGCAATGGCCTACGAAGCCAAAGGTTGGGGGTTTGAGTCCCTCGGAATGCACCATTAAATATTATCCTTCGGCGGTTCTCTGAACCCATCCATGAAGGTCTGTACTTCCGCAGTTTTAATAAATCCAGCCCCACCGACAATGAGTCCTGAACCATTTAAGATGTCCCCTTTGATAAAGACGATAAATGTTCCCACAATCATCATGATAAGTCCTGCAAGTGTGGTAAATGGTAGCTTCATCTTTCCCCCCTGTACATTGCGATTTCTTTCTTACGGCGGTTAATTAGACCGTCTATGACTTGGCCGTTGTCTTTTTTCCAACGAAGGAATTGCTCAGGCACTTCATCAAATAGACCTGCGTTGTGTTTGAGGCGGATGCCTGTATGTGACCCGTCCTTATTGACGAACCCTTGGCGACCGAGGTTAAAAGCGAAGCTAACCAAAGCGTCATACTGGTTCTGGCTTGTGATTTCGAGGCGGATGTATCGGTTGACCAGCTTCTCGGCTATCTTGATGTCTTCAGCTAGATAACGCTCGGCTGTTTTTTCACTAATCTTGAGGGGTTGCCCCTCCAAGATAACGTGGCCATATCCAATAGTTTTGACCTTCCCTGTGTCGAGATAGGCGTTGAGGATTAAGCCCTCAACTTCTTTGATTAAGGCGATTCCGTTAGGGCTTGTCTGCATGGGAATCTCCTTTGATGGCGAGAACAGCGGTAAGAAGATTGGAAATCTGAAGGTTGAGGTGATTGAGACCATTGTCTAATTTTTGTTCCAATCGGTCAAATCGGACGTTTACCTCTATGATTTCTTTTTGGAACTCCTCACGGATTTCAGATGATGTTTTTATTAATTCTTGGCGAGTGTCTTTATCCGCTAATTCCAATCTATTGAATTGCTCTATTGAACGTAGCTTCATGCTTTCGATTATTCCCATAATTTCTACAATCTTTCTCTCGTTCTCGCTGATGCGTGGGTTGGTTGTGAAAAGGTTACGAATAAGCAGGCTTAGAATGCCAATTACACCTGCGGTTAGAATAGCGGTCTCAATTTCCTCAAGTTTCATAAAACCTCCTTAACATCTAACATTGGCAGTCATTCCTGCAAAAGGTACGCCACCGTAACCCGTATCAGCGGTTGGCCAGATATAGAATGTACCAGCACTGGTGTTGACTGAATTGTACTCCTGCATATAGAGAACCCTGTAACCAAGTCCCATTTTACCGTGATAGCTGACGGTAAGGGGAACTTGCAACGTAGATAAGCTTGTCATGATGTTAACATCGTTAACAGTGGCACTACGACCGATACCAATCCCTACGTTTGCAGAAGTTGACCCAGATTTCACGTCCTGTGAAAAAGTAGCATTAATCGCTTCATCGTCAAAACCACGACAGACTTCGATACGATTGGTTGCACCGACGTTATTAGACACACGCCACGTCCCACCTGTTGCAGGGGTATATGTCCATGAGTTAGTTGCTGTTGTGTCCCAGACAGCAAGAGGGCGACTAACTCGATTGTAGAAATTCCACGAATGACGTTGTCGTTTGTTATCAAGACACGTCCCAGCAACTGAGCAATAGAACGAACCAAGATAACGACGTTTGGGATTACCACTTGAAACCCAGATACCATCTTGCAAGGCAAGGGGGCTACCTGTCCCACGGGTCGTTGTTGTTTGCCAAGCAACAAACACCATCGTAAACCCTGATGTTGTTCCATTAAACTCAGCAAACACGTCATACATTGTACCTGCTGAGGCTGTGCTGATAGACATTGAAACAGACGTGAAAGTACAGACACGCCATAGAGAAATCGTGTCGTCATACAGGGTAATCTTGTTGTGTTCAAATGGTAGGTAATACAAGGTCGCCGTTCCAGTACCACCGTCATCATATCCAATAGGGTCTGTGGCCTGTACGTCTGGCACGGGAAGTGTTGACGATACGGTAAGCCGTCCACCAATCAATGGAATGTCAGGCATGATAAGGAATTTGGAGGTTGCATCATCATACATCTGAAAGCCATTATCCAAAGTAAAGGCTCTGAGTAACCCTGCTTTCTTGGCTGGAACAGTGTTATTGGCAAGTGGAATGGCGGTGGGGCTAGCCGTTCCTGCTGTCGGATTTCCTACGATACTGGTTGCTGCTTGGGTCGCAATTTTGGGTAAGGTTACCCCTGCGTCAGCGTAGGTAATGCCATTCCCTGTATCATCGAAAGTGAATCCTGTAAGGGCAAAGCTCTTCACATTTCCAGTGCCTTTGGCAACAATCGAATTGTTAGCAAGGGCAAGACCTGATGGAGCAGTAGAAGATGCTGTAGGGTTACAGACGATATTGTAAGCAGCTACGTTTTGGATTTTAGCGTAGGTGATAGCGGAGTTGATGACTTCTGCCGTACCAACAGCATTGTCTGCTATATTGGCTTGAGCTACCGCATCTGTGGCAAGCTTGGCATTTGTAACAGCATTGTTTTGAATCTTGACGGTGCTGACTGAGTTATCATCTGGTGTGCCACCTCCCCCTGCTACACTGACAGTGCTTGTGCCGTCATTGACGGTGAATCCTGCTCCGAAGGTGAAGGGTTTAAGTGTACCTCCTGTTGCCCGTGCAGGGAAGCTGTTCTCGCTGATAACGATAGGGGCTAGGGTAGCGTCTGTTGCACCTGCTACTCCCAGCAAGCTGGAGGCTGTCTGATTGGTAATCTTGCTCAGGGTAATTGTACCTGCTGCAATCTTAGCTGCGGTCACAGCAAGGTCTGCGAGCTTGGCTGTGGTGACGGACGCATCAGCAACGGAAGCAGACCCTACGTTTGAGTTCCGAACCACTGTCCAGTCTCCTGCGGTTGCCCCCGACCCGTCAGCAACAAGGAAAATCCATTCGCCTGTTGTGGAAATGGCAACGGATGTTAAACCATCAATCGTATCTGTTCCTGACGGTACAGCCGTCATCGTACCAGTCCCACCCTGTTTTTTAACACAGATTTGGTAGGGTAGTTGAAGGGATGCTGTTAAAGGAAGGGTAACAAGTTGGCCTGCTGTCGGTGGGCTTGAGCGAAGTAATCGTCCATTGTGAGTTTGAGTTAGAGTAAAAGTTGTGCCTGATGCAGTGAAGACATCTGTAAAGAAGGCAACAGCAAGCTGAGCAATAGCATCATTAATACGGTCAGTAGCATCATTGTACTCAGTAAGGAAAGCATCGAGGTCAAGAGATGAGCCAACGGGGGCAATCATCGCACGTTTTACTTTGGCATCAAGCTGTTGAACCATCATTGTGAGATAATCAAGCGAGTCTTCAAAGTCCTCAGCAAAAAAACCTGACTGATTGCGAAGGTCGGTTGTTTGTTCAAGGGGAACAATCCGCTCAATAATAATAGCTTGATTGGCTCTGAGCGGTGTGCCAGTGATGGGATAGGTTACTCTTTTGTTGGTCAAGTCAACCGTGTAAGAGGTGCTGATAACAACAGAGTCAACATAAGGGGTCACACTTCTATCTTGAATAGTGACTTGGATGTGACTTGCATCTGAAACAACGAAGGGGAACGAGAACTGGGTCGTCACATTGTCGCCAGTGAGGGAAACAATGGGACTGGTGGTATCTATGGTCATAGCGTTCTCCAGTGAAGTCAATTAACCATATAATGACATTATCTGTCTATTTGTCTACCTCTTTGAATATCACCAATAAACTCAGGGATATTGTCAGGGGCTTCAATTTCACCTGTTGAAAGGCCATACAAGTAACGAGTTGCTGCAACTGGTCGTTTAACAGGGAATTGACCAATGAAACCTGCAGCTTCAAAGAAATTAAGGAAATCATCTTCGTTAAATTCTTTGCCTGTGACGAGCTTTCGTGTTGATTTAACAACGTCTTTGATAGCCGAGTAACGAAGGTCAAGACCTTGTCCTGCAAAGGGGGTTGACCCAACGGCCACATGATACAATTCAGACATGACAGGGAACATAGAAGCTACACCACCGACTGTTCCTTTGATAACTTGTTCTGCAAGACCTGCCTTATCTTCTTCGTCATCTCCTGTAAAAGCTCCTGACAGGTACTGACCGAACCAGCCGATAACCATTGCATAGAAGAGGGGGGTCAGTGACCCTGTAGCAAATTTGAATGCTCCTTTTGCTGTGCCGTAGGCTGACTTGGCACTCTCTGCTTTTTGTTTAGCTAAGATGAAATCATCTGCTACACGGTTAAATGCCCCATTCAAGAACCCCATGTAGAATTTAAGATGTCCATTGAGTTTGTCTCTTTGGACAAGAGATTGGTCAATAAGGTCACGAGAAGGCGACACTTCACGGATGACCTTGTTAACGTGAGTGATAATTTCAGCGTCCGTAGCGTTGGGATTAGCTTCAATGAAATTCTCATAAGCTCCTCTCGCAGCAATCGCCCCTTTTAAACTATCCATAGACATCATCACATGATAGCCGATTTCAACGATACGATTGTAAAGACGAGATGTTAACCCCCATTTGTTAGGGATGGCTCTTTTGACATCAGCCATGAGCTTATCTGCTCCACCATGTCTGAGGGTATAGTCATCAAATTGAGAAAAGAATTTGTAGATTTCTTCTCGATTATTAAAACTATTGTGAACAAGCCAGTTTAGACCTCTGTACATTCCTTTTATTCCAAGGTCACGGTGGGTTGGAAGAAGAATAAATTCTGACATATTATCTGCTATGGGTTTAACAGCGTATGTGAAGAAATTAATAGATGCCCCTGCTTGAAGACGTGTGCCAAGTGGTGCAAGGAAGTCTTGCATTCCCATATTTCTGCGATTGCGGTTAGCTGTATCCCTAACCCAGTCAACTAAAGCTCTGTAATGTTGCTGACTTTTGGCTCGGGTGATGGCATCTTCAATGCGACGGTCAGAAAGCATCTTTGCGGCGTTTACCACAGGCTCGACCATATTGGTGTAGTATGAGTCTCTTTCTATGCGGTTCATCATATCATCAAAAGAAATTAGCATAGGTCGGCGTACACCATCCTTACGAGCGAAGGAGAAATCAGCGTTCATATCTCCATCGAAGATAGCTCCAACGATAGAAGAGTCCTCACTTTTAACATTGGTGATGGTTTCTTCGTAGATAAGAGGCCAATACCAACCATCAAGTGTCCCGAATTTTGTAGGAACAGGGGTGGTGATGACTTCTGGTGGGGCAACGCCTTTGAGACGCTTGATGACGGCCTGCTTTTGTTGCCATTGCGTGCCAACGTGTTTTGCAAAGGATGTAACCAAGTCCCAGTCTTCCTGAGTCATATTGTCATGAACAAGAGTGTTAATCGCATCTGCTGTCCAGCCTGTAGGGATTTTCTGACCATTTGCGTCAAGACCATCTGCAAATTCACGGCCTTTAATCAGTTTCTGAAAATTTTCGGGACTTCCGAGATGGAAGGCCATTGAGATAATATCAATTTTGCGAAGTTCAAGAAGGGTAGGCATTCCGACTTTTTGTCCATTAACCACCTGCATTCGGTAATCATATAGACTGCTATTAGGGATACGTTCATCAAGGGAAGATTGCCATGCGTGAAACTCTTTTGTTCCCATGCGTTCTTTTTTTGCGTCAAGAATGGTATTGAAGCCTCTCATAAATTGGAAGTGACCTCGCTTGCCAATCTGCATAGGCTCAATCAGGGTTGTATTCCAAACGCCTGATGAATTGTAGTGGTCAAACTCATTGGCAAAGCTCTCTGCCCGTCTCATAGAGGCAGCGGTCAGGTCAAACCAGCTTTTGATATTATCACCTAGCTCATCCCATTTATCTTTTGATTTAGAGGAAAGATAGGCTCGTTCCCCTGTCTGTGGTTTGCCTCTAGTAAGGGTAAGAGCCATATTCTCAATACGCTCATTGTACTCAATGGCTGAGTTTAATCCCAGTTCATACCAAGTATCTTGACCGTGGGTATAGATGCTTTGGATGGCAAGTGCCACATCCATAAATTCATCCACCGTCAGACCCTCTGTCTTATTCGCTTTAATAACGTCAGGAATGTAAATGGATTTTCTGTCCCCTATCTCATCATTAGCCATAAAGTCTTGGATTTCTTCCATGATAGGCTTGAATGGAGGAACATCTTTTCCCACACGGCTTGGTTTTTGTGTGCGTGAAGTCTTAATCCCTGCCCAGTTGAGAATAGCATGAAGCAGTTGCATATGGTCAGCATGAACACCCTTCTGAGATGATGACCCCTTAATGGCAGGATTCTTGGAAATCTTGTCGATAAGCTGTTGAGTCTTGCGGAAGTCTTTAACAAACTGAGATGCTTCTTTGTACATTAAGTAGGCTATGATGTGTTCTTTCTTGGCCTTGTATGCACCCTCGTAATCTCCTTGCACGAGTAAGCGGTGTGCCTTCGTGGAAGCCACTTCGGCGGCGAGCCTATACTTCTTGTGTTGTTTAATCAGGGTTGCGTATGGACTTTTGTAGAATTGTTCACGAGCGTGCATTCTCAGTGTTCCAACATTTTCAGGTTGGAATGTGTCAATCTTCAGTTTGTTGGTGATGATACTGGACAATCCATTAAGTTCGTCCACCAGAATCTCATCTACACGGGAACGCTGGAAGGCTTCCTCAGCACGTTCTGTGTAGTCCTCGACCTCTTGGATTTGTTGATACTCTTGTTTGGCTAGTTTTTTGATATGCTTTTGACGGGCTTCGTCGATTGTGGCGACACGAGTTGTGGTCTTATCCCCCTTCTTAACAATGGTACGACCAGCATTCACCCTCATGGCCTCAAGGTTCATCATATCATTGATAAATTCCATGCCTGATTGGTATCCCAAAAGCTCGGCTGCGATTTCATAATGAACGCCTTCCTGTCCGCTCTTGGTGAACAGTTCTTTAGGGACTTTGCGTGTTAGTTGCTCAACGCTATCCTCGGTCTGACCTTCAGCAGGCTTCTGGTCGAATTGCTTCTTGAAACTATCAAGGTCAATGAGCATAGTCTCCCCACCGTCAAGCCCCATGATGCGGTTATAAGATTTAATTGGTCGGCTATTTTTGCTTTGGTTCTCATATTTAGCTTCAATCTCAGCAAGCTGTGCCTTGCCCCTATTTGAGCGTTCTTCACGGTATTTTTTCATCCGCTGTGCTGTGAGCTTCTCTCTCATGCGATTGAGCTGTGCCTGCATCTTTTTGTTATAGGCCAAGAACATCTCTTTAGACATTCCTGATTGCTCGTAGTTGAGGAATAAAGAATTAAGGCCAAATCCATCCACCACCTGCATCATAGTAGCCTCAGCCCCTAGCATACGGTCAAAAACACCTCTAATGTCATCGTTTACAGGAACGCCAAGACTGGTGACTCCTTTGTAGACGTTGGTCATCGCACGGGATAGGTGTTGGAATGGCTCTCTCAGACTGCGAGTAGGGGCTTTACCTTCCATGATATAGGTCTCAAAACCTCTAGCCCATGCCTCGTGAAACATCATCTTGGTGTATTGGTCAACATCGTCCATAATAGGGAAATCTTCATCCACCATTTTGTTAATATAGTCCTGACCGCCTCTATCCTTGATGGCTTTGAGCATCGCTCGGTCTTTCTTGCGAGCTTGTTTATCAACCTTCCCCCTTTTGTTTTCTGTGTGGTGGGTAAGAATGTCAGGGGAAATCGTCTTGAACCAATTTTTTGTGACATCGTAATCAACCAAAAGAGAAGTCCGCTCTGTGCCTTGCCCTGCCTTTGCGTCAATGAAAAGCTCATCAAGCCACTTATGACCAAACTCGTGAATAAGAGTCGAAGCGTCAGCATCTCTGTAGAGCTGAATAAAGTTCATATTATCAGAAATCAGGATACGTCCACGACCTGATTGCTGGTATTCTTCCATGTTGTTCAGGTCTTTGAGGGCATCTGCTTTGGTGGGTAGGTCAATAGGAATAAGAGATTCCTGTTTTGGACTCCCCATCTCTTCAATTCTATCAAATACTTGTTTGATTTTTTCCCTGAGAACACGGGGCTTACCAAGGTTATCATCAAGGAATTTGAGTAACACTTTTGACTCTGGCGTGAAATCATCAATGGTATCGACCTGAGCAAGGAACGCATCCACTGTCATATCTTGCTGACGAAGATAAATAAGTTTGTTAATTGCATCTAAAAGGTCTTGTTTGATGGATACAGCGTGTAAGTCTCCATCCATGATTCCTGCTTCAACCTTGGCCACCTGTGGGGCAACAGCCAGTAAAGCTCCTTGGATGTTCTTAAATTCACCCCCTGATTCAAGGATTTTGTAAATAATCGGGTCAGCACCAAACGCTTTGACAAGAATAGCACTCAGAATACGGTTCTCACCGCCTAAACTGAGTTTACCTGATTTGTCCCTAAAGGCAGATTGTTCCTCGATAGGATATTGACCAAGGAATTTCTGAATTGCCCCTTCATTTCCTACTTTTGCAAGACGGCCTTGTTCTGTAAATCCAAATTCTTTGATGTTGGTCAGGCGTTCCGCATCCACGTTGGCTTGTTCTGTTGTGGACTGTGCAGAATACGCTCCCTCGTTCGAGCTAATTGCTGCCTCTTTTGCACTGACACCACTGGCTAGAACACGCACAATGGCAGGTTTTTTGAATCCTGAGATGTCAATGCCTGCCTTTTGGGCTTCGGCCTCAACCATCGCACGGTAGGTGGTAGCGTTTCCTTTTGAGTAGAGACGCTTAATCACTTCACTTCGGACGTTGCCCCCTGTGATACGATTGTCGGGCGTAAGTGTAGGTGACCCCTGAATCTGGTCAGGAAAATGAGGAGTTAGGTAATTAGGGTCTGGTTGTGAAACATATTTTTGGATTTGACTCTCTGCATCGGCACGAGAACGGTCTTTGAATTGAGTGTCACTTTGACCATCCAATTCAGGGAAGAGGGTATCTGCTTCCACAATCATGATGTCGGTGGGGTGGTACTCCCCAGAAATCTTGATTTGCCCCTCACCAAGTTTTGTTCCTACAATTTGATTGTCGGTCGGGTTGACCCGTTCCCTTGCAATCGGCTGGTCAACGTATGGCTCTTGCGTGTTCTCGTCCACGAAATTGATGATGAAGGGGTTACGTTTGTACTCCTCAAAGGCGTTCCCGTAGTCATTGTTGTTCTGCATTGCACGACCAATGTAACGCTGAGTAGCCAGCATTGCCACTGACATACGGTCTTGGGGTGTGCCGTACCCTTCTCGTTCAAGTTGCCCAATGACATCATTGAAGACCTGCATTTTGAATTTGTCTTCGGGTTTGCCTGTATCCCCTGTAATAGACTGCATAAACTCGTTATAGTCGTTTTCAATGGCAGTCGGTAATTCACTTGCAAGGGTTCGAGCTTCATTTGCTGACATCCCATCAGGTTGTGTTTTAAGGTCAGGGATAAATGTCTCAGCATCATCTTGAAGATAGATAATGAAGTTGGATGTATTGACTGCAATGTCTTGGCCTGTTTGATTGGCCTCTTCTATTTGAGCATCAATGTCAGGGACAGCTCGTCTCCAAGTGTCAGGGTTTTTTTCAACAAAAGGAATGACGTTATTGACAGGAAGATAAACTGTGTTTGCCCCCGTCTTGTTAACAACAATATCTGTGAAGTCTTTAAATGTGTCAGGGTCACGAACAAAGGTCTTGCTTTTCTTGGCTGTTTTAAAGGCTTCTGTAAAGTAAACCTCGGTCTGGAGAGGGTCATGGGTAACCTTACCCATACGTTTAAGAATAGCCCCTGTAGAATAGAATGACCCTGAAAGCATACCACCTGCAAGTCCACCTAAGAATCCTGCTTGACCAACACGAGAAGCGATTGCTGAAAGCTTGTCGGCGTTAGGATTATCAAAAACATTCTCAACGCCAGCCTCTTGTTTAGCTGACTCAATAAAATAAACATTGGCCGCTTCTGTGGCCATTTCCTCAACCGCTTCCTCGACCGTGCCACTGACGACAGCACGTCCAAGATTAGTCACTTCGTTTCTGACTGTAGCCCCAAACATAGAAACGGCTCGTGTAACTGGCAGAACCCCTAATGCAAAGCTAGTGCTAAAGATTTTGGAGCTTGCTTGCATAGCCAACCATTTAGCTTTTTCTTCGTCTACACCATTTGAGGTTAGGCTGTCATAAGTCTCTTTATACGTTGAACCTGCTGATTGAAGGGCTTGGTCTGTTGTAAGACCAGCTGCAAAACCAATACCTGTCCCTAAAACAGGAACAACTGAGCCAACAACAGCCCCTTTTAAACCGCCTGATGTAGCGGATGCCCCTAATTGGGTAAAGATGTTCCCTGCTAAACGGCTTCCTTTGTAGAGCCAGCTATCTGTTTCCGCTTCCTCTTGGTCACCTTTGAAATCACGAGGTCTATTGCCTGTCATCATGTCTTCGAAGTAAGAGAATGACTCTTCTCGGTCTTCAAGGGCATTCTTAACACCCTCATCAAAACCACGCCAAATTTTTGCAAACGCACTCAAGTTTTCAATATCATCTTTGACGAGGGGGGCGTTTTGAGGTGTGATAAAAGCGGTCACCTCAGGTGAGGTCTTTAAAAGAGATGCGTTCTTTTGATGTAAGGCCATCTCTTGATAGGTGTTCATGTCGTCTTGAACAAGTGAGGTCGGCATTCCAATAGCACCAGCCACTTTTTTGGCGGTGGCATATTGGTCAGGATTGACTCCTGCTGTAGAATACAGTGTCCCCGATGCTGATATTTCCATCTGCTTTTTGAATTGAGAAAAAGGGTCATCTTTTCTGGCTTCTTCTTCTGCGTCATGTTGCTGTTTAAAAAGGGAGAAAATATCATCCATTGCTTAATGTCCTTGCCATATAGAAGCGATACAATTTTTGAAGGGTTTCATCTGTGACAGGGATGTTTTGTTGAGCTAACCCTTGACTAAGATACTTTCTCATATCTTCGTTGATATTGGTATACCCATTTCCTGTTGTGGCATCTGTAATTGCTGTTTTAGTGAGGCTTCCTTTAGCAAGGGTGTTGTATTCATCATCAGAAATAACAATATCCTCACCATTGCTTTTGATTTTTTCTATATCATCATAGAAGCTATTGGCCTGTCTATAATAGTGACGGGCGGTTTGCGTGTTATTTGTGATGTCATCTTCAGATGGCATTTGACCATAAGCCTGAGCGTAATATTGGTTAAAGTTTTGAAATCCTGTTTCAGGTTTTCTTTTGGTAATTCGTTCCCTTTGTTCGTAAAGGTCGAGACGTTGTTTGCGTGTTAAGTTTGGAATGCTAAGGACATCAGTTTCCATCGCTAACTGAGGATTGGAAGCCCAGTCAACACGGGTTTTGTAGAAAAGGGAATCTCTTTCATCTCTATCATTCATGTCATTACCTACTCTTCGGAAGGGTTGTAAGCATCATTCCACCATAAAGAAGTCCCACCTTGATTGTTAAGATATTGGTTGATTTCTTCGATGGCCTTTTTTGATGCTGTTCTTTTTCTATTGTAAACTTCCGATGCGTCCATTTGATTTTCTGCCCATACGGTTGGTGTCCAGTTAACAACAGGGATATTTTGAGGGGAGAGCCAGCTATTTGAGCGGTGAATACTTCTTTTAGTAAGGTAATAGAACCTTTTTTTGTCAGCAAAACTCCATTGATTTTTTCCATCTGTCATCTTAACGACTAAGTTCCAAGCCTCTTTATCAAGCATTTCTTGGTCTATTTGGGATGAGCTGAGGATTTTGGCTCTTTCTTCGAAAGTGAATGAAAGAAATTCTGAATCTTTCAATATGGTTTTCTCATCCATATCCTCATTAACAATTCTTCTTTGAAAGGATTTAAATTTATCACTTTCAGCCCCTGTGTTCTTGCCCCTTATGAAATCAAGGAACGCTTCCTGTGTGTTTGAGTCGGCTTCTTTAAAGGTCTTGTCTGATGAAGCATTGTCAATAGTGATTGTGCCTGCTTTAAGCTTACCTTTAAGGACATCAAGGGTATCAAGGTTCAGGTTCGCCGTTTGAGTTCTGTGATACTGAATTGCACTGATTTTGTCATCTGCTGATAGAGTGGTATAGCGAGGGTCAGATTTCATTTTCTCCATGCTTGGTTTTTCAGATTCAATCCAAGTTTTAAAGGAGGATAGGCTGTCTTCTCTTTTTTGGGTGCGACTGGTTCTAGCCCTATCAATCGCTGCTTGTTGCTGTGGTTGTTTGAGGCTATCCCAACCATTAAGTTTCGGTAAGAGGTCAGGGTCTTTTGTAATGTCAGCCATTTTTAAGAAGTGGTCAGCTCTGTCAGATTCATAGGTGGCCTGTGCATTTCCTGCTTTAATAAGAAGCTGGTCTCGTAGGGCTTTGTCCATGTCTTTTAACATGGGGTTATCTAACAAGTTTGCAACACTGTTCTTTGTTCCACCTGTAACAATGCTTTGGTCAAGGTCACGATTAAGGTCGGTGAAATTCTTTTGGTCACGTTGAGCCTGTTGAGCGTTAAGGGTCTTAATCTCACGCACCTTTTGCTCAATGGGAAGGCTATCAAAATTACCACTTGGATATTGAGAATTGACGTTCTTGAGTGTGATAGGGTCATTCAAAGCCACCTCAACGCCAGCAACTTTATCTTGGTTTGTTCCAATCATTGACCAAAAGTTTGTTTGAGCATCTGCTTTGAGGCGTGGGAAAAGAGAAGCTACAATAGGGTCTTGCATTGCATTAGATTCATTAAGCTCAGGATGTTGACGTAAGTAAGCCATGAGCTGTGTTGTTGCGTCCACTGAGGCTTGTTCTATCTGTTGTTTTTTAAGGGCTGACTCTTGTTGTAGGGTTGCGATTGAAGCCTGCCCTGTGTCAAAATCCAATGCTCCCGAGATAATATCCTGATTGATTTGGTTAGTTAGTGTGACCTCCTCATCAATTACACTCGAAACTGAAAAAGTAGCATTCTGAGGAGGGCTGTTAAACAAGGGTGGTAGGACAGGTGTTACCTCAGCCGTCCCTGCAATATTTTTTACATACGGAATAGTTTCTTCTGTTCTTGGCATAAATTCAAGGATTTGGTCTGTGGTTGGGTTATCCCCATACTTGGCTTTGGCTTTTTTAATCGCACCAATATTGTAGCTCCCATCTTTCCGTTTGTAACCTGAGATGTGACCTGAGCCTGCATTGTAGCCAGCTAACCCAAGAGCAATGTTACCATCAAATTTATCAATCTGTTGTTTGAGATATTTAGCCCCTGCTGCAACATTTTTCTCAGGATTAAAGACATCGTTTCCTGTGAGACCTAACCCTGCCGCAGTCGCAGGCATGAGTTGCATAAGACCAGATGCCCCTGCTGGACTGACAGCATTGGGGTTATACTTGGATTCCTGAAACATAACAGCTTGTAAAAGCTTTGGTGATAGACCGTTAAGGGTAGCATACTTTTGAATAAGAGAGTTGACCTGTGGAGGCACATTCTCATACTGCTCTTTGAGTTTTCCCTTGAACCCACCGCCAAAGCCCTTGCCATCTGTATTGACTTGGAAATGGGGAGTCCCTGTTTGCATCTTAGTTCGCAGGCCATCAAGATGTCTTAAAGCATTCACTCCTCTCATTATAGGGCGTAGTTTCTCTGTTGCCATAGCTTGAACCCCTTCAGGGGCTTCAGGATGGGCATCAAGCCAGTTCTTTGCGGTTTGTGGGTCTTGAGCAAGAAGCTGGGTGAATGTTTGGTTATAGGTCTTGATTGACCAACTCTTACGTTCAGATTCTCGTGTGGCATCATCCCAACCCATGAAGTCACCACGGCGTTCAAGCTCAGAATATCCATTGAGAAGGGTCTTTTGAAAAAGCTTGTCGTCATAAGGATTTTCAGACAAGTCTTGAGCAAATGTCATCATCATGGCTTCATGACTGGTTTGTTCAACGGTGTCTCGCTGGTCGATAAAATAATTGTCGATTTTACTAAGGCTATCGTCATGACGAGCGTAAATAAGACGGTTTCGCATCTTCATTCGCTCGGGGTCTGTGTCTTGTGAAACGAATTGGTCTCTTAGGTCATTGGCACGCTGTTTGTATTCTTCATACTGGTCAAGAGTGGCTCGCCCCTTGGTCTTCATGCGGTATTCGTCATTAAGTTGCCTGAACGCAGGGGTTATCTGATTGGCAAAGTCATCGGCTACTTTTGTTTCATCATCTTTCTTTTTCTGTATATCGAGGGCATCATTAAATTCTTTTTGTGAAACATCAATTTGCTGGCCTAGCCCTTGGACTGCACGTCCTATTCCTGAGCCAAAAGCGTCAGGGGTGGCATTGACCGAACTGTAAGCATTTTGAACAGTTGGGATAACTTCATAATTTTCATAGAGTGGTACACGAGCCATAAATCAATCCTTAATAAATACTACCCATGTCTGCTGAGCCAAGGTCGGCAGACTCCATGTCGAGGAACGTGCCACCTGTTTCTGCACCACCACCGCTATCAAGAGCAGACGGTGTAATATCAAGAGCATCACCAGTGCCACCTCCTTTGAACCACCCTTTTTCCACGCCTTTGGTGGCAAAAGATACAGCATTGCCTACAACCGTGGTGAACCCTTGTAAATTGGCTGCCCTACGGACGTTGCGTGCTTGTGAGCGAAGAAGGTTAGCTTGTGTGGTGAAGTCAATGGCTTGTTGATGGAGATTGCGTTGTTTTGAGATAGAAGTTTCACGGATACTGAGAAGGTCTTCAAATCCCATGCCTGCTGTTGATGTTTGGACGTTGAGGGCAGTGCCTGAACCTATGTCAATGCCACTTGCACCAAAACCTGCACGTTGTTGGCCAACCATGGAGGCTGTCTTGATACGCTGACGCATTTCTTCACGGGCTTGAGCTTGACGCTCAAAGATAATATTTTGCTCAGCGTTGCGAGCGTTGGTCTCATTGACTTTGGCATTGAGTTTAAGAGCGTCAATTTCAGCTTGGGCTTGTTGTTGTTGTCCATAGATGGATACCCCCGTTTGAACAACGGCAACGGCTGCTTGAGCATAAACATTACACATTACCGCCCCCTTTCGAACAATTCAAAGTCATAACCAGCGTCAGTGACGATTGTTTCACCTGTAAAGGTGAAGCCAAGGTGGCGGATAAATGCTTTTGCTTTTACGTTGTCGGGGTCAACAGCATTAGAAAGTTTTTTATAACCTTCATTAAAGCACTTCTGTAAATAACGTCTAGCATATTTTATGGTTTTTCGCTTGTGAAATTTAATGTTCTCAGAACAAACAAGCCAAGGCATTCCCACGTCATCACGAGCTGTTCGACTAATGCCAAACATAGCAATCGGTTCATCGTGATGCCACACTGTGAAGCATTCCTTAGAGGTGACCATTGAATCAAAAAGGATGTCTTCAACTTTCGATTGGTCTCCAAAGCCTTTGATAGCTTCAATAACATCAGCCTCTCTAACAAGGGGGGAGAATAATTTGATGTCATCAACTCTGAGTTTTTTTATTGAAATCATGGAGTATCACCGATAGTTACTTCAAGGATTAAGCCTGATACTTCCATGGGAAGGGGAAGTTCTTGTTCAATGATAACACATCCATTGGTGGTTTGATTGCCAAACATATTAAATCTCAGGTCACCTGTAAGAAGGGGAAGTTTTGTCCAGTCATCGTTCTGGGTAATTTCTTTGTATGAAGTAAAGTCCTCAGCCTCAGTTCCAATTTTAAGACCTCGTGTATCCACAACACGAGCTGTGACTGCTTTGATAGACTTGGTTTTCCCTGAGATTTGGCCATTACCTACATCAAGAGGAAGTGTTTTGATGCGTGTCGTGTAGGGAAGTCCTACACTGATAACACTGCCATACTTAGGAAGCTCTATTGTGCCATTGGTCACGGTCATTTCAGGAAGAACACTACCATCAACAACAACACCAACTGTTCGACCTTCTAAGTGGTGAAGTCGGTCAAGAATATTAATAGGCTCTCCATCATAAAACACACCACAATCGAGAAAATGCCCTCGTCTCGTGTCTCTTTTACCTTGATAGAGTTTGCTCCTGTTGTGGAAGCGTTCAACATATTTGCGGAAGCTCCCCCCGTTTTGGTTTTCGATGTAACGATTGGTGACAGTGTAGATAACATTTTCATCTCCTTCAACAACACAGCAGATTGACTCGTAAGTGTCTACCCCATATTCCCCAGCAGTATTTCCTGATGACCAAGCAACAAGCTCTGCTTCTTTCAGGTAGGTCATTGTAAGAAGTTTACCATCTGAGCGAATAAGATGAATGAGATTGTAGGGGTCTTTTGAGTATGCCCAGTCTACGATTTTAAATCCATCAACAAGGTGTCTGGCACGGATACTGAGGTCTTGGGTTTGATAACTGTCTTGATAAAAATTGTACGCCAACGCCAGAATATTTGTTGAACCAGAGCTAGAGTACAAAACGTCATTATTGAGAATAATAGGCTGTACATTACCGCATCCTGAGTAGGTTTGTGGAATAGATTGAATATTCGTTGGTGTAATTGCTGTTGCACCATCACCACCACTGACACGAAAACAACCACCAACGGTTAGAACGAGGAGGCTAGCAAGCGGTACAATGTGTTTGATTTTATTAATCTGTGTCGATGATAGCGTGACTTCGATAGAGTCGCTGGCTTTGATAGGATTTGACCTATCCATATTGTCAAAATCACCTGACTGAGAAAACCATAATGTCTGTGGATTTTCGGGAGACCCCCCAAATACTCGGCGTTGTTGATAGTACGCAGAACACGATGGGGAATTTTGAGGAGTCTCGGATGTGGCAATCCCCCCCGACGTGTATGTCGAGAAAGAAGATGAGTCAACAGACGTACCATCAGTAATACTCACGAGTGTGAATTTGCTGGTGGTGGGAACGGTATCAATCTCACCGACGAGGTCATTGGCCTGCGTCATACCTAAAATATCTGATAGCCTGATTCTGTCCCCGATGTCAAATCCGTGGGGATTGACGGTGGTTACAACCATTGGACTGGCCTTTGTAATTCCTGAAATTAGAGCCGTCTCAGGGGCTTGTCTGAATGGATTGTAAAATTCAGGGGGGGATTGTGAAAAATCAGGAAGGGTATTCTGGTCAGTGAATTGGCTTGTTGTTGTTGTTCCGATGTATCCATATTGTGACCCTTGGGAAGGGCAACCGTTGGGGACTTCACGTTGTCTGTAAACATTATATGAAGAAGCACCAGAATTGGTATTCCATTCGAGAAGGATTTTAGGAGGTGTATCACCAGCATTTATCAATGCTGACATGGCTTTTGAAAGAACAACAGGAGCTGAAGCAGGTCTGCTTTCTCCGCCGTTAGCGTCAACGCAAGTGATTTTGTAACGATACAGTGTTGAACCGATAGCTGAGCCACTGTCGGCTGTGTAAATACCAAAAGCGGTGGTGTTTACACCTTCTCGAAAAGTATTGAGAAGCTCAAAGTATTTTACACCTGATGCAGTGTATTGGTAAGTCCCAAGAGTGTAGGCATTCCCATTGACCTCAGTCATCCCCACTGCCCCTGAAATACGGAAGGCCATTCCATTTTCGACTATCCCACTGGTTGTAGTAATACCAATAACAGCAGGATTGGCATTTGAGATGGCTTTGATGCCAAACCCATCAATATGAGTTGATGTAATGCCAATTCCAACAGGGGCATTTAGGCTGGGTTTGAAATCAACTTCCTCCAACTTCCAAACAGCGTGGCCTTGCCTTGTGAGAAGACGAGATGTGTAGCCTTCGTGAGTGAGTGTCATGACATCTGCTGACTGAGCGTAAGTCAAACCAAACACATCCTTTGCTTCATAGGGCATGAATTTTGTAAAGATTTCATAAACACGACCATTGGAAGACCCACTTGATGGTACAGTGTAAGCAGTGAAGTTTGAGGTGTCAAAAGGATAACCATCAAGGTCATCAAGAACGAAAGTATCGGTTGTATGGGAACGAACAACAGCAATGCGTTCGTTGATTTGACTCATCCCCCCAATACCAGTGAAGTAAACCCAGTCGCCATCGTTATAGCCATGTGGGTCTTTTGTTGTGACGGTGGCGGAGACACTGGACTGGGTAATATTAGTGATAAAATTGGTGGCAGTATTTCCGTATTGGTTCATGGCAAGGACATATTCACCATTGCGAATAACCCTCATATATTTGTGACCAAATTCAAGAACGTATGAGTCAGTAGGATTAAACTGGAAGGGAATAAGTCTAACGGGACGGGTATCAGGGACGTTTGACAGGTTGGATTTGGCTTGACCGACAAAGGTTGTCCCCCCTCGATTAATGACTCCACCGTCAATCCGAACAAAACCATTTTCAATCTCGCTTGCACCGTTGGCGTAAATTGAAGCATCCACACGACCATGAAGTGATGGAGAGAGAACACCAGCAGAAAATTGAGACTTGAAAATATTAGTGGACATTACAGCCTCGCTTGCAAACCTGTAGGGAGATAATCAATGATGACGGGGCGACGGTCTTTGTCGTATTCGTTGCCGTAGGTCTCAATGGCTCTTTGGAGATACTGCTGAGAAAGCGTGTGTTGAAGCTGAGACGCTTGGAGATTACCAACCATTGCTTGACCCAGTTTTGCTGCTAGGGTTTGAATAAACAGCGACCTGAAGTCAGCCGAGAAAGTCTGAGTGCTGATGACATTGCTGATGTACATCAATGTTGCATTTTGTTTGTTGGTATTGATGGTGCGTTGGATATTGCCATAGGTGTCAATTTTGTTGCCCTCAACAAAAATAATGAGGTTATCCAAGGCATCACGAATAGAGCCAAGATTAGTGAAGGGGTCTTCTACATCAACAGGAGAAGGATGAATAAAGATTGGCTTGAGACAGTCAGGGGGGTAAAGATAGGTGAAGTCCCACCCATATTCAGGTGTTCCATCCAAAAGAGAAAGAGCCACTTGCCGTCTAGCAAATGGCCAAGAGACAGCCATAAGAAGCTCAATTCGAGTAGAGTCGTAATAGTTGCGACAAGCAAGTGCCTCGGGTGTGTCATCATCTATGGATGATAAAGATGACCTTGCCCCACATAGAGCGATAGCTTGATTGCAAATGCTGATGTCAACCATACGACTCTCCCTGATTACTTTTTAATTTGCTGAGCTTTAGGAGCGAGAGTCCCATCATCAATTAGGGCTTTTTGACCTGTTTCTGTTTCATCAATAACAGGTGTCCCATCCTGACCTTGTGTCACCACAAATCCAGCTCGTTTTAGATTTTCGATTTGAGTGACCAAGTTTGGCAAAGCATCTTTAGAAACGCCACGAGATAGACGCTTCTTGTTTTGAGCGTCTACGTTACGCTTTGCGTCGTCATCCAAGGCAATCCATCCTAATGCGGAAGGAAGGTCATTAGGGAAATCAACGATTGTCCCTGCGATGTAGTGAACCCCATCAATAAAAGCAGGTTCGCTGAGTTGGTATTTAGCCATAAAGTCCTCCTTAGACGTAGCCAAGATTGAAGTTGTTTGGATAGTTTTTGCGGACTTCCGCTTGCTCAATGCCCATGTAGGTGCTGAGTGTTCCTGCGGTGAAAGTGCCTGAGCAGACGTATCTTGCACGCACATAACGCTCACAGCCGACTGGGATGTAGGCGTTAACGATTTGCTTATTGATTGTCAGCTCGGAGATTGCGAAGGCACGGGTTGAAAAAACGGTAACCGCAGATGAGAAAGAAGGGTTGTCATCTGTCTCAAAAAGGATGGTTAGCGTGCCTGTTCCTGCGAAAGCAGTGCCTGTGTAAACGACCAAGGCAGGGGATGCACCGACACCAATATCACCTGACGACAGGGTATCGTAGATGTTGGTTGAGTTAGCCGTTGTGGTAACGGCTACGTTGTCATCGAGGATGTTTTCTTTATCAAGTAACATGAATAACTCCTTATACTACACGAGATTCAGCGTTGGTAATGGCATCGCAGATTTGGATTGGGATGCCACGGAAAGACAAGTAAGGTGTCCCGTCTGCTTCACCGAGACGCAGGCCATTCACTGTTTTAGCGTTGGCTTGAATATCCAATCCTGTGTACACACCACGGTTGCAGTAGAATGACACTTTGGAGATACCAACCTTCATGCTGACCTCATCGAATTGAGGCAGTTTCACAGGGTTGATGCGTTGTGGGAGGTAAGGGATTTTGTTTAAGGCTCTAATCATCAAGTTGATGAGGTTCGCAGCACTGCCATTCTGAGCTTGCAAGTCAGACATATCAATGTTTGCAATACGAACGATAAACATAGGGTTGCGTACAGCTAAACCACAATCCCAGATGAAGTGTGTTGATTTGACCCAGTAAGGACGACCCTGTGCGTCAGTGACACGTTGCTCTGGTTTCAGGAACTTTTGCAGACCCATACGGCTACCTTGAGGGTAAAGCCCTGTCGCTGACATCATGCCGTGGCAGACTAACCAGATAGAAGAGTTATCTGACCCAGTCCCACCAGCATCAAGAATTTGCGAGCCTGTATCTCCAGCCAAGGAGTTATAGCGAGGGGTTAAGCCTGTGAATCCTGCGAGGTTGGTTGCTGTGTTCGCATAGAACAAGTTACTGGCGAAGGTGTTACCCATCCCTGTAACGTGAAGCATATCGTGATTTAAACGCAGGTAGTCACCATCTTTACGACGCAGAATTTCTGTATCTACGTCTGAGACAGATTGCAGTGACCCGATTGAGTCAATCACGGTATTGAATGACCCTTTACCAGTCACAATACCTTCGTTTGCTCTACGGAATGCTGGGGATGGTGTCGAGGTTGTGACCATAGTTTTGTGGCTGGTCACCTCGTTTGATTCAGACCAAACCATATCTTCAATGATAGGGTTTGTTTGGATGAGATTGTTTACAATCATCCCCATTTTCATTTGCTGAGTTGGGTCTTTTAACGCTCTAACGTAATCCACCATCGTGATGACGGATGCACCAAGTGTTGCCATAGATGTTATCCTTCAGAATAAAAGAGTTTAACAGGGTCGAGATTTGCTTGTTTAAGGGCTGTCTCAGATAGGACGGGTTCTCCTTCCCCGATGGCTCGTCCAATCTTCATGAATGCTTTGACAAGAACAGGATGGTTGGCCAGTCCTGCCTTCTGCAAGGCATTCGCTAGGGGTTCACCGCCAAAGGCATCAATAGCTTTCACGGCGTAGTTCATGTTTGTTTTAAAGTTTGCACCTCCAATTTCTGTGTCAGCTCGAAGCTCTTTCTTCCAAGCAATGTGCTGATTGACATCACGCTGTTTGGTTTCAAGGGTGACTTGCTTCAGGGCTTCTTCCTGACTTTGAACAAGGGTGTTCATCTTCTCGAAATAGGTATTGAGAAGCTGTTTGAAGACGTGGTCAGGAATGTTGTTTTGTTTGGCGAAATCTTTAAATTCGTCGAACCCCTTGGTGTCGAAATTCTCATCTGAGATGTAGTCAGGCTTTTGGTATTCGTAAGTGAAGGTGGCTTCGACAGGTTTTTGTTCTTTGACACTGTCTTTTGATTTCAAAATGTCATCGTCTTCATCTTCATCATCGACATCATCCACATCTTTTTCTTTTGTGGACAGAAGGTCATTGGATTCTTCGGCAATGTCATCTGGTGTGCTTGGTTCAGAAAGGTCATCTACACCAGTAGCTTCTGTTGCAATAGCAATAGCTGGTGTTTCAGTTTCTGGGGAAGTTGAAGCTAAATCGTCAACTGTTTCGTTTGGGTTGGTCATGGCACATTTCCTGTAAGAGACTGGTTAGGCCGTTCGCATTGGCTGCGAAAAGGGCGGTGTACAAGACAACACCTGCTGACCGTTTACCTTCATGGAAGGCTAGGGTTTCGGGGGTAACAGTCTCGGTCATGTCGGTCATGCCAAGGAAGGGGAACTCTGTTAGAAATTTCTTGAGGAAAGCTCGACCGCCTTGGTGGGCAAGGGCAAGGTCGAGAAATTCAAGGATAGCTTGGGTTTCTTGTTGTCTGTCCATCATAAGCCAGTCACCAAGTTAAGGGCGTTTTGTCCTCCACCGACATTGGTTTCAGACAGTGTTTTTGCACCTTGAGCGGCCATCAATCCTTGCTCCATCATTTGTTGTTGTTGTGCTTGCTCCATACGAGATTGACGAGATTTGTTGGCCTCCTTGGTTGGGACAATCATTTCAGGGTTGAGGTTGAGCATCTTGCCGTATTGGTCGATAATGTTGTCAGTGTTGATTTTATCAATCGCACTGGGTTGTCCTGCTGAGAGGTTACCCACGAATGCCACAAACTGCTCAATAGAAGCTGTACCTGCTGCTTTAAGAGAAGTGGCAAGCTGTGAGATATATTCCACCTTCATCGCCTCACCTCCTTTGAGAGAAGGGGGTAATGGGGGAAGCATTTTCTTACGGCCAGCGATTGATAAGGCTCTTGTGATGATGATGTTGAGAAATTCTTTTTGGAGACGGTGAGTCATCGGCTCAAGCTGTAAAAGTTTCTCACCCTCACGCTTCATAAGTTCGAGCTGGTTACGAGGTTGAACCCCTTCGAGCGAGTCCAGCATCATGAACAAGTCACGATAGTAGCTTTTCTGAACCCGATTACGGATGTCTTGAATGTCTTCAATGATAGGTGAGAAATTGGTATTGAATTTGAAGATAGGCTCAACACCGATGTTTTTCGAATTTCTCATGAAGGTGATGGCGTTTGGAAGAAGAGATACACCTTCATCTCTTAGAGATAGGTCAGCGAGCAAAGGAGAGGCAAACGTACGGTCAATCCCTTGGCCTTTACGTTTGTGGACGTGTTGAAGCTGTTTAATGTCCCCTAGGCAGTCAAGAGTAGGTGAGATTCCGTAAGGGTCACGACCAATAGTATTCCATCTGACTGAGCAGAATGGTTTCTCTTTGAAGCCTGTTTTACGAAGGAATGTTCCATCTCTGACGGTGGTCTCAAAATAACAGTCAATGTACTCATCACTGTTCTTCTCGTCTGGGTCGAAATCTTTGTTCTTTTGGATGACGTGGGTAACAGCGACCTGTGTTTCCATTTGCCCCTTGTCATTGTAGAGGGACAGAACATTTTGAGACACGTTGTCGAGGCCAAATTTGTCAACGATTTCATAGGCTGACAGCGATAGCTCTTCATAGAAAATGGTAGGCTCACGTCTGGCATCAAGGCCAATCATGTACTCACCAACAGGGCAATGATAGAAGCGAATAACGTCTTCACTGTCTTCGTACATCAAAAGACTACCAATGCCGAAGATAGTCAGGTCTTCATAAACCAACTGGCAGGCATCATAAAAATTTGTGCCATTGAGGATTGCCCTTAGGATTTCAGCAGTCTTTGCGAGCCACTGTTTGACCTCAGGGTTATCATCAAGCTCCACACCAGCAGATAGCTCAAACCAAGGCTTGGTGGGACTGGTTAGTCCTGAAAGAATCCCTGCTGAAAGAATCCGTGCTGACATGGTAGCGGTGTTGTCATAGATGTTGGGGGTTTGTGTTGACCCTGATTTGTCAGTGTTAGTTGTTGCGTAAATGTTTGAGCCTTTGTAAGGCATGACAAAGTCAGCACACTCTTTCCATCGTGCAAGCCAAGGCTCACGAATAGATTTGAGCTTATTCAGACGTTTAATCATATCTTCTTGTAAGCAGGCATCCTTATGACCTTGTTTTAGGTTCATAATGGCTTTGGATGCCCTCAAGAGAGGCTGGTCATCCATGTCCATTATGACAACAAGCCCCCTGACGTTTTGGCAGTATTTGCTAAACGATTGGAAAGACCTTCAGATGATGTGACGATTGTGGATTTAATACCCTTTGCCCCAGCAGCACGTTTTCGTTGCTGTTCACTGGCCATTACCCCATCTTGAGAACCATCAGGATAGGAAACAGGGGGGGCGACTTGGGGAGGTGTGGTGGCAGGTTGGGGAGCGGATTTCTTACCATAACACATAAGAAACTCCGTTTTGCTAATTAACCATATAAATCTTTTTGTGAAACATCAAGATAAATATGAAGAGGGGTCATAGTCGTTCTCAGCGTCTCTTTGTTTGCGGTGTCCTGACTTGAGGTGATTAAAAACTGTGGCTTCAATTTTGGCATGATTCATGATGGCAACGTCGAGGCCAGATACAACGAGGTAGCGAAGGGCATCCATTAAATGGTCGTCTTTCTTGATAATCTTCATCTTCTCATCTCGTCTATAGAGGCGATATTCTTTGAAGAGGTTGGGTAGATTGGAAAAGAATTTTAGCTTATTTGTCCTGAGGCGTTCCCAAACTATGTTTGTGCCAGCATCAACAGCGTTGTCAGCTTCCATAAGAGTGAGGCCATAATTTCTGTAGATGTCAAGGAGACGTTCCCCTGTTGCTGCGTTCCTTCCACGAGAAGCAGGGTCAATCACGCCATTCATCCAATCACCACGAGCTTTGATAGCTTCGGAATGAACGAGGGGGAGTTCTTCGCCTTGATAGTATTCAGAGTGGATGTAGACTGTATCATTTTCTTTGTCCCATGCCCCCCATAAGGCTGCGGTTTTGGTAATCCCTACGTCGAGACCATAGGCTTGTGGCCAAAAAGCTGGAATGGGAAAAGGGTCACACATGATGCGAGACTCAGGTACAGGATAGACACGACCTGCCCCCATAGACGGACGGCCTTTAGAACGAGCCTCTTTCTCATGCGGTGGCAAGACCTCATACATTTTATTTTTGGTCGCTTCATCAATGTGGGGAGCGTCATCCCATGTCATTGAAACGACAGTGTAGTCTTTTTCATGGTTGATGCCCTCAATAAACTCGCCGTCAGGTAAGAACCGCATGACTGTTTCGCTCATCCCTTCCAAAGGGGTGAAGGTTGTGTAAATGATACCACCTGTGGTCATAGTACGAATAAGAGCTTCAGTATATACATCTAGAGGTGGTTCTTCATCAAACCAAACAACGTGTTTCTTAGTCCCCTCGAAGACATCTCGCCCTTGTGCATAGGTCTTAAAACCAAGGTCTGACCACCCCCCTGAAATGTGTTTTACAAGAATGGTGTCAACCAAGCCTGTAATTCCCGACTTCCATGTGATTTGACCAAGGCAATCTTTAGGTATCATGCCTGTGCCTGATGCTGTCTTTTTACCATCTTCACTGGCAAGCTGACCTACAAGCTCTAACTGCATGATGTCACGGGTGGACTCGTTGGTCTTTCCTGCTGCCCATGCACTGATAGGATGGTCAAAGAAACGGCCTTCCCACCAGTGAGGATAACGACCTGTTAAATGCAAAGCCATTTCGTAAGCACCAGAAACGGTTTTACCGCAATTATGATTTAATACATTTCCTGTAAAATAACAGTTGTAGTTGGGAACGGTAAAGTCTATGATAGGATTGACCCCCATCGGGATAATCGCTTTAATAGAAACACCATGAGCAAGAGGAATTGAACAATATGGTACAACGACGTAGCCTTCGAATCGAGAAAATCGTTCAAGATAGAGTGGCTCGCTTGAGACGAAGTGGCGAGACCATTGACGGGATAGCTGAGACGTTGAAGATGACGGTGAATCAGGTGAGACGCATTCTGAACCTAAATCGGAATAATCCAAAGTTTGACGTAAAAACGAAGATAACGACGGCTGAGGTGATGTCGTATTATGAGAAGGGATTTCGGGTTGCAGATATTGCCAAGTTTTTGGATGTAACGCCTCCTGCTGTACAGTATCGCATAAGGTGTGCGAGTAGAACAATCGCTGACACTGAGATAGCACTTGAAGACTTGCCGTCGTGGAAAGGCGGTCGCACCATTGATTCAGACGGGCGAGTGTTGATATTTGCTCCTCTCCATCCACACGCTTCGAAAAAAGGGTATGTAACTGAGCATAAATTGCTGATGGAAGTGATGAAGCAACGGATAGTTGTGACGGAAGAGAGAATTTATCACCTAGATGGGTGTAAGTATCACAACTGGCCTGATAATATCTTCGTCTTCCAAGCGTCCACTGGGTTTGATGATTTGAAACGATTGAAGAAAGAGGCAGAAACCCGTGGGGTGTTGCGAGAAAGTGACCCAATGAACACTCGACAACGTCCCCATTGTCCAGAAGCAACCTATACGTTGGGGCAAACCCCACCAGAAATGCGTCAGAAACTGTTTGACTACATTTCATTGCTCCGTCCCATGACTGTAACTGTAAGCCCCCGTCGACGTGCGACTGTAAAGCATCCAAAGCTGTCATTCGAGACCCTGAGCCAGTGGTTACAAGGGTCTGAGGAGTAATGCACCTGTTGCCAGCGATAAAGAGACGTTCTCTTGTAGGGGCATGAAAGAAGCGAAGATGCTTAGGGTACATTTCACGAGCATATTCCCCTTCATCAGGGTACATAGTGTTTATTTTGTTGGTATTTATCTCATGACGTTCACGAGCTTCGATGTCGTCAAGCTCTTGAAGTAGTTTTTCCAGTTGTTCTTCTGTCAGGTCTTCCACCGCTCATGTCCTTTTCTTTGTCGGTGGCGGTGTTTAAATCTTTTTCCATTCCTTGACGTAGGCGTTCTAGAACCTCAGCCTTCTTGGCTTGCAGTTCTTCCTTGGTCATTTTTGAGATTTCATCGTTTTTCTGAGGGGGAAGGGGTTTATTTCCAAAACGGTGAGGGGTGTACTTTTCGGCTATCCATTGATGAGCTTGAACTTTGGCCTTGATTGTGGGGGCATCAAACTCTTCACGAACGATGTCAATAATTTCATCTGCTTTAAGTTGGCCAGCAGCACGCTGAGCCATTTCGATTTCTTGCCCGATGAGTGGGTCAAGTTGCCCCCAAAGGAAAGGGTTGTCTGTGGATTTTAAGAGACCTTGTTCACGCATCTGCTTGACACTGAAACCCTCAGCCATTGCCCTGATGACGAGAGCAATTTGGTTCTTGGGTGGTATCACAACACAAGCGTAGTTTATCTTTTCATCAGCCATAAGCCCCCCTCTGCTCAAAGTATTGCATTATATTCTTAATGTTGACAAGTCATAAAATGGTTAATAGACTAAGAAGAAGACAACACGTTGGGGAACGGGTTGTGGCCTTTCTTTTGGCTTCGGTGGCGGAGTTAGAAGGAAGGTCATCTTATTTTAAGGGGTTAATAACCCTCATTTTAGGAATACGAGTTTTCTTAAACAGGTCTTGACAAGCAAGGCGAATAAAAGGGTATTTGAGGGATTTTGCCCCCCCCTGTAATTGAATTTCCAAATTCATTTGAATAATTTGAGCTAAAGCCTTGGGATTGCTCCAAAGGTGGCGACTACTACCTCGCATTTTTTGAGGCTTGGGAAATGTGCCACGTTCAATCCAGTTTCTGATAATGGTGTTTTCAAAATAATCTTTGTTGCCTGTGATAAGATGTACCACATCATCAGTGGCTGTATCGAGGGCGAGTTGATGAAGGTCGTGACGGTCAAGGATTTTTTTTGCGAAAGAAGTCTTACGTTTTCGCTCATTGATGACGTGCATATGAAGGAGGGACTGTTGCCATGTTTGCTCCATCTCTTCCTTGGTGGTGGTTTCTTCAAGGATTTTGAGGCGACGCTTGAGAAGGGTAAGGTCTTGTGTTTTGCGTTCTTCAATTTGCATGAGCTTAACAGATAGTTCAAAGTGACGTTTGGTTTGTATTTCCTTGGCTTTGGATATGAGGCCACGTTTGATGTAGATTTGAACCATGTGTTTTGTGGTGGGGACGGCTGAGGCGAGAAGCTCCACCGTCACACGACCGAAGGCTTTAATTTCCTTGCCTGTGACAGGGTCTTTGTGACGAACGAGACGACCGATATTCTTGATGGATTGAACAATATCAGGGTGTTCGGCATTGGCAAGCTGTAGTTTTTTGAGCCTGTCTTTCGTTCGTTTGATTTCACGAATACGGGCTTTTTCTGCTTTTTCTTTGTCAAGAATTTCTTTTCGTGTTACGATGGGATTGTTCATAAATCCTCTTGAACTTGAATAAGAAGGCCACCTTCCGAGATGGCCTTTTTTTGTTAATGTTTTACACTGATAGTGCCGATGAAGTTATTCCATCTTAGCAGACATTCGGCTTTTTGGTCATCATTGAAACGAAGTAATTTTGTGAACACTTCTGCTCCATCATCTGATTTAAGCAGTTCAAGAATCTGAGTCGCTCGCTCGGGGTCTGTGCCTCGGGATTGCTCAGGGTAGACGATGTTAAATTCGAGGAGGGCAAGCTTGTCTTCGTCCTGCATGATTCCTTTTATACTGTCCCTAAAAATTTCCAATGTTCCCATGAAGGTTGAAAACAATTCATCTTTTTCAATAGCTTTCTTGAAGCGTTCTTTTATACCGTTTCGTGACAACATCATTGTAAATTCAAGGAATGGATTAACAACTCCCATTCTATTTCTATGGTCTAAAGTACCATAAAGCGTGTTCATTCCAATATCAATGCCATCAAGTGTGAGGTGACGCAGTGGTTCACTATCGTCGTCGTTACTATCTTTTTTTGAAAGGGTGCAAGCTGGGCAAGCACAGTCTTTGCCGTCCTTTGTTCTTTTGTCTTTGATTGTTTCAAACACTTTTTTGCTTAACGATTCTAATTCCTCTAATACTGAATCACGACTTGGTTCTGGGACTTGACCATCTTCAACGCCAGCCCATGCTTTGTGAATAGCCTGATAAGTGTCCATCCCTACATTCCGAATGATATTATGACGAAATTTGGGGAGATATTCCTCAATCACTTGCGATTTTACAGCTTCCTTGTGAGGATTGGCATCAGGATTTGATAGGTTGATGCTCCCTGTTTCTTTGACTTGCAGAAAAAATGTGTCAATGGTTGCTAAGAAAATACTAGCAGTAGAGAATGCTTTTGCGTCCTCGTCTAGCCTCTTAGTTAACATTTCATAGAGTGACCTAATGGATGAGGAAAAATTGGAAATCTTAGTTTCCTTGTACCCACTGATTTGGCTTTTGCCAGCTACCTGAATAAGAAGGTCGTCATGCTCGAATGAATAGCCATGACATGACATGGTTGCTGGAGATAATATAGGTGATTTTTGCATAATGGCTTCCTTGGTATAAATATGATGTTTTGATTTCCTTGGCCACACGAGTTTCCTTGTTGATTCTCTTATGTGGTTAATCCATTTGTATATCATTTAAATAATTACGCAATACATTTTTATGCGTTTCTGATTGCTTGATAAAATATCGGTGCTGAGCGTCAAGGGCTGATGTTGTAGGGGTAGGCATGAGTCGGGCAGTTTCTTTGATTGTCACCGTTTGCCGTGTCGGTGGAGTCGTTCGGTTGTCCTGAATGGTGGCACGGGTCACAAGTCTAAAAGCGGGCTTTTGTCTGATTGGGTCAATCTTCCTTTCGTAGGCTGTACGAATCGAAAGGGCGAGTCCCTTTAAACTGGTGCAAGCTCTTGATATGTGGATGTCGTCTTGCTGAGCGTCTGGCATAAACATGGGGGAGTCCTTTCGGGGTGATATGGTATAGGGGTCAAGTAAACCCCTTGGAAAATAACCTTCCAAGGGTGGGGGCGGTTGTCGGTGGGTTGTCCTGCTATAGGATTAAAACCAAGAGAACCAAGATT